TAAGGAAAGATATGGTGCAGTAGATGAGAAAGGTAAACATATCAAGGTGGAAGATTACCGTAGGTGGTTTAAGGATAAAGAGATACAACTGAAAAAGTTAGAAGCAATCAGAAGTAAGCGTATTATGTTTCTACTTGCATTCAATATCGCACAAGAATATAAAGATAGAGAAGCAATGTATTTCACATACAATACTGACTTTAGAGGTCGCTTGTATCCTATTCAGCAGATACTTAATCCTCAGACTACTGGAGTTGTCAAAGCATTCTTAGAATTTGCTGAGGGAGAAATCCTGGACAGTAAGGGACTATATTGGTTAAAGATTCATATTGCCAATACTTATGGTCTTGATAAAGCATCCTATGAAGATAGAATCAAGTGGGTTGATGACCAAAAAGATTTACTCTTGGACACAGCACAAAATCCTTTTGATAACATTGATGTGTGGAATGACGCTGATGAACCTCTTATGTTTCTTGCAAGTATTAGAGCATTATTAGATTCTACTCAAGGTAAGAAAGTGCATTTACCAATTAATCTTGACGCTACTTGTAGTGGTTTACAGTTATACTCAGGTCTATTATTAGATGATGAGGGAGCAAAGGCAGTCAATGTTGTGGATAAACATTTAGGTGGTGATAAAGATAAACCTGCTGATGTTTATACGGATGTTGCATTACAAGTTGAGCATTATCTGGAGGAAGGTGAGTATCCTACAAGATTCTCATTTACTACTAGAGATGGTGTTAGTAAGAGTGTCAATACGATTACTGAGGCAAATGATTTACAAGGTAATGTGACCCGTAAATTAACTAAGAGAAATGTGATGACCGTCCCATATAGTGTCACTAAGCGTGGTATGTATGACCAAGTCAGAGAATTATTAGATGAAATGGAGGACAATGAAGAAAGTTTTTGGAAAGGTGATAAGTGGGTAGTAGCAAAACTACTCGTAGAGTTAAATAGTAAAGCAATTAGGAATGTAATTGAAGGTGCAAGTGTCGGACAAGAATTTGTCAAGGATATTATTCACGACTTTTACAAGTCAGGAACAAATGAACCATTAGTATGGCATACACCGTATTTTAATTTTCCAGTAGTGCAACATAAGACTCAAAGTAAAGTCGACAGAATTAACACGGTTCTAGGCTCTCTACAAGTAAGAAAAGCGACTAATAAGATAAGTAAGCAACAACAATCAAATGGAATTGCACCAAACCTTATCCATAGTCTTGATTCAACATTGATGTATATGACTGTAGAAAAGTTAATGAACAGGAATGTTAAAAACTTTATGTTGATTCACGATTCCTTTGGTGTTCCTGCTAATGATGTTGATTATCTCAACACAGCAGTTAGGGAAGCATTTGTGGAATTGTTTAAGAGTGAACCTTTGCGACAATGGGTTAATCAAGTATCAAAAGAATGGGAGGATAAGATTGATGATGTAATGATTAACACCTTAGACTTAGAAGATGTAATACTTAGCACTTACATTTTCTCATAATTTAAATGAAGTTACGCTATAGCACGGAGAACATTTTATGATGTACGAATTGGAAGATGTGTTGATTGAAATGAATCAACAAATAATGAATATTGAGGATAGAAATCCTGAGACCCTGTCTCGTTTAGAAGCTAAAAAGACATTCTTGATTGGTATCCTTAATCAGGTGGAGGCAGAATTTGATATGCTTATCATTGAATATGACAAAGCAGGTTTTATGATGCATCCAGATGTGTTAGAAACCGATTTAGGTCAAGGCACGAAAGAGGCTTATAATAAAATTATGAAGCAATTATTTAAACATTAAATAGAGGAAAAGATAAATGGCAAAATATACACCAGTTATTGAAGATACAAAAGGCAAAGCAATTGTTACACCAAAAGGTAGTGCAATGTGGGTTCGTATCAAAGAACCTTTAACAGAGTATGACCCTGATGGTCAGTATCTAGCGAAGGTTGTTTTAGACCCTACTACTGATGACTTTAAAAAGTTTGAGGATTCACTACAGAAAATGCTTGACTCAGCAGTTGCTGAAGCAAAGGATAAACTATCACCTGCAAAGGCAAAGACTTTGGTTGTTAAACCAGTAGTTGCTGATGAGGAAGGTAGTGACGGTGAACTTACAGGTAATGTAGTTGTTAATTCTAAGGTTAAAGCAATCTGGAAGAACAGTGATGGGTCTGTAGATAATATCAAAGTACCAGTACACGATGTCAAGGGTGTCGAGATGAAAGATTTCGATAAACTTATCGGTAACGGTAGCACAATCCGTCTACGAGTATGGGCAAAACCATATTATATGGCTGCCTTTAATCAAGTAGGTATCTCATATCGCTTGAACAAAGTACAACTTATTGATTTAGTGGAGTATGCCTCAAAAGGTGATGACTTCAATGATGAAACAGGTGGTGCATTGCAAGATGATAGTGGTTCATTTGAAGACACAGACGGTGACTTTTAATTGGGGGAGAAATGGGTGAATTTAGAAGACATACTAGCTGCGATAGTTGTGGCAGTAGTGACGCTAACGCAGTATATGACGATAACTCTACTCATTGTTTCTCCTGTGGTGCTTATGGTCACTTAGACGGTGACCTACCACGAAAAGCAAAGTCTATGAATACTTATAATTTACTACAAGGTGAATACCGTGCTTTGAATAAGCGTAAGATTAGTGAATCTATCTGCAGAAAATACGGTTATATGATTGGTGAAGATACTAATGGTATGACGGTGCAGATAGCAAACTATTACAACAAAGATAAGCAGTTGACTGGTCAAAAGATTAGAGGTGAGGACAAGTCCTTCAGTATGAAAGGCAAGGCTTCCCTTCTATTTGGTCAGCAACTATTCGCCTCAGGTGGTAGAAAACTAATTATCACAGAGGGAGAAATAGACGCACTATCTGTAGCAGAAGCGTATGGTGGCAAATGGCCTGTTGTTTCAGTAATCAATGGAGCACAATCCTCATTCAGAAACATTAAGGACAACCTTGAGTGGGTTACATCCTTTGATGAAGTTGTATTGTGGTTTGATGATGATGAACCAGGACACCTTGCTACTGAAACTGTTGCTGAACTATTTAAACCAGGTCAGGTAAAAACAATTACCAAGACAGGTTACAAGGATGCTAATGAGCTACTTGTGGCAAAAGGTACTAGTGCAGTAATGAATGCTACATATAATGCAGAAGCAATCAGGATTGATGGTGTTATCAATGGTAAAGATTTATGGGAGGAAGTAAGTAAGGAAGAAGTATTTCAAACATATGAGTATCCTTTCCCTGTACTTAACACAAAATTTAAGGGATTAAGAAAGGGTGAGCTTGTAACTTTCACAGCAGGTTCAGGTGTAGGTAAGAGTACGATTGTTAAGGAAATTACATATCACTTGCTAATGAAAGAGAAGTTACGCATAGGTTATGTTGCTCTCGAAGAAAATGTTAAGCGTAGTGCATTATCATTTATGGGTATGTACTTAAACAAACAATTATTTTTTGAGTTTAGTGAAACATCAATAGAGGATAAGCGCAAAGCATTTGATGAAACACTAGGTAAAGGTAATCTTTATCTATACGACCACTTCGGTTCACTAGAATCAGATAACTTATTACGCAAAATGCGATTAATGATTACTCAAAACTCTGTTGACTTCATTGTTCTTGACCACGTCAGTATTGTGGTATCAGGTAATAATGATGGTGATGAGAGGAAGTCTATTGATGCTCTGATGACAAACTTAAGAAGTTTAGCAGAAGAAACTCAGGCAGGTATTCTAGTCGTATCACATTTACGCAGACCACAAGGCGATAAAGGTCACGAAGATGGTGCTAATGTTTCTCTATCACAATTGAGAGGCTCTGGTGCTATTGCACAATTATCAGATGGTGTTGTCGGTGTAGAAAGAAACTTGCGTGATGATGAAAACGCAAACAAGGTCAAACTGATTGTCCTCAAGAATAGGTTTGTTGGTGATGTCGGTTCAGCTGATACACTATCCTATAATAAGAAGACAGGCAGAATGGTTTCGGTTGATGAAGAATTTGCATACTCGGAGGACTTTTAATGCTAGTTTTTGATTTAGAAACTAATGGTTTCCTTGATAATGTCACTGAGATTCATTGTGGTGTGACTTACAACACAGATACAAAGGTATATAAAAGTTATAGGCCAGATGAAATCTCTATGTTAATCAAGGACTTACAAGAATCAGATACGATTGTTGCACATAATGGTATCGGATATGATGTTCCAGTAATAGAGAAACTCTATGGAATAGATTTACATAAGACGTGTAAAGTTTTAGACACAATGATTATGAGCAGAATTGCTTACTATAATCTGCTGAAACTTGATGAAACAAATAAAACACTATTAAGACTTAGACTAGTAGGTTCTCACGGATTGAAAGCCTGGGGTATTAGACTAGGTGAGTTGAAAGGTGCATATGGTGAACAAGAATGTGCTTGGGATGTTTTTAGCGAGGATATGCTAAAGTATTGTAAGCAGGATGTTAAGGTCACTGTTAAATTACTTGAGAAACTTGAAAGTAAGAATGTTCCTGATAGTGCTTACGAAGTTGAACACGACTTTGCTAGGATTATCCAAAGACAGGTTAGTTACGGTTGGTTATTTGATGTGGATAAAGCTCAGAAGCTCCACGTTACTCTACTTGCCGAGAAAGATAAGTTAACTAAGCAGTTGACTGAAACTTTTAAACCTATCCAAGATTGGATTCCTATGAATCGTGTTGTTCGTTACACAAAGAAAGGTGATGAAAGCAAGGTTTATCAAAACCAAGTATCTAAGGGTGCTCACGAAAATGATAAAGGTGAGTGGGGCAGATATGAGGAATTGGCATTTAATCCTGCAAGTAGACATCATATAGATAGATGGATGCGTGAAGTTTATGGATGGGAGTCCCCTGAGAAGACTGAGAAAGGTAATCCTGTGATTAATGATGAAACATTAAAAGGTGCAGAATTTCCTGAGGCACAGTTACTCAGAGAATACTTCTTGATAAACAAGGTAATCGGTATGGTTGCTGAGGGCAAGAATGCTTGGCTAAAAGTTGTCGGGAGAGATAACAGGATACACGGTCAAGTAAATACGCTTGGTGCTGTGACTGGTCGTTGCACACATAACAGACCTAATGTTGCTCAGACTCCTAGTAGTCGTGCTTTTATGGGTAAAGAATGTCGACAACTATTCACAGTCCCTAGTGGTAAAAAGATAATTGGTTGTGATGCCAGTGGATTAGAATTAAGAATGTTAGCACATTATATGGCCAACTATGATGGGGGTGAATATGGTGAGCAAGTTGTTAATGGTGATATTCACAGTATTAACCAAGAAGCTGCAGGTTTACCTACAAGGGATAATGCTAAGACATTTATTTACGGTTTCTTATATGGTGCTGGTAATGAAAAAATAGGTAGTATCGTCGGGGGGTCTCAAAAAATTGGCAAAAAATTAAAAGCGACTTTTTTGAAAAAGATTCCTGCATTAGCAAAACTTACTGAGGCTGTGAAAAAATCTGCAGGTAAGGGTTTTCTTGTTGGATTATCCAAGAGAAAATATATGATTAAGTCTGACCACGCTGCTCTTAATGTATTGTTACAAGGTGCAGGTGCATTAGTTATGAAGTACTATCTAGTTGAATTAGATAAAGCTCTACACTCCTTAGGATTAACTCCAGGAAAAGAGTATGAATTTATCGGTAACATTCACGATGAAGTACAGATTGAAGTTGATGAAAATGTAGTTGATAAAGTATCTGCTACTGCTGAATCTACTTTCGGTGTTGTTGAGAAACTTCTTAACTTCCGTGTAAAGCTAGAAGGTGAGGCAAAAGTAGGAGACACTTGGTATGATACACATTGATATTAAACCATTAAGTAATAACGAAATGTATGGTGGAAGAAAGGTTAAGTCTTACAAGTATAAAAACTTTGAGAGAAAACTACTTCCACTATTACCAGAGGACTTAGAGATACCTAAAGACAAGATGCAATTATATGTTGCTGTTGGGTTAAGCAGTAAGTTAGCTGATTTAGATAACACACTCAAACCTTTCATCGATTGTTTGCAGACAAAATATAATTTCAATGACAAATGGATTTATATGATTACTGCAACCAAGACTGATGTTAAGAAAGGTGAGGAGTTTATTGAATTTACTTTGGAGGCATTATGAGTAAACAAGTTGGAGGAACACATTATGATTTAACGATTCAACCTATTGATTTTATTATGCAAAATGGATTAGGTTATTGTGAGGGTAATGTAGTTAAATATATCACAAGGCATCAAGATAAGAATGGTGCTGAGGATATTAAAAAAGCTATTCACTATTGTGAATTTATTTTAAGAGATGTTTATGGGGAAAGTAATGATTGAAGAAGAGCTATTAGATTATGTTAATCGAAAACTTGAACTTCAATTAAAAGATACCAATGCTGACCAGTATTGTCCCTATGATGCTTATGATGATAAGTACACAGTGGAGTTAAAGTGTCGTAGAAAACATTATGATACACAAATGATTGAGGCATTAAAGCTAAGTAATTTGCACAAAGGTAAAGAGTTTATGTATGTATGCTCAACACCAAAAGGTATCTATGCTTTTAATGTATCAAAGTTGTTGAAGGATGACTACGATTTTAAGTGGGAGACTAGAAAGCTTCCTGCTACTACAGATTTTAATCGAAAGACTTGGGTCGACAAAGTAGTAGGGTACATCCATTTGGATGAAGCATTTTATAAGGAGGAGTTATGATTGCACTAATAGATGCAGACAGTATCGCTTATAAGTATGCCAGTATATATCAAGATACTTGTATCTGGGATGAGAGCGACCCTGATAATATTATTGCAAGTGTTGAGACAGATTTAGAGACAGCTAAAGAGGAGCTGAAACTATTTATCGAGGGTATACTTGACAACACAAATTGCGATGATAAGGTGTTAGTAATATCACCAGTAAGTAAAACAACATTTAGGTATGATGTTGCTGATACATATAAAGGTAACAGACGACCACCTAAGGTTGCATTAGAAATGCTTACACCACTCAGAGAATTATTAATTGAGATGGGTGCTATATGTTTTGACAATGTTGAAGCAGATGATGTATGTGTAAGTAGAATGTATCAAGAACCAGGTAAGTATGTACTGTGTCATATTGATAAGGATTTAAATCAGGCTGTAGGTAAACACTATAACTATAACACACAAGAAAGTTATGAGGTTGACCAAGAGGAAGCAGACTACTGGTTTTATTCACAAGTACTAGAAGGTGATAGTGTTGATGGTATTAAAGGATGTCCTAAGGTAGGTAAGGTTAAGGCACAAAAGATACTAGCAGCAGTTAAACCAGAGGAGTACTGGGAAACAATTAAAGATAAGTATGAAGAAGTTGGTATGGATAATGATTACTTAATACAACAAGCTCGTTTAGTTTATATGTTACGAGATTATAATGAAAGTACAGGAGAGTTTACATTATGGAACGAACAAGTAAAATGAAAAAATTATTATTAGGATTATTATTAGTTAGTGGTTTATCTTTTGCAGGACATAACTGGGTAGAGAATCATTATGACTTTCCAGCTAGAGATAAGATTAC